CGCCTTGGCGCGCATCACCCATTCGAGGTAACCCATGGCAACGCTTGCCACCGAAGATACCTTTGGCAACTACCTCCGCTACAGCGGTGGCGTAGGCGTCAACACCGGCGATGTTGTGGCACAGCCAAGTGACGTGGGTCGCTTCGATACCTTCACGCTGTGCAGTCTCACCGGCGCGATGCAGGTGTTTGGCAGCCTGGACGGGACGAACTTCATGACCTCGCCGCTTACGCTCGAGGACCTGGGGGCTGCAAGCACCACCGGTGAGGTGTATGTGACGGCCACCGCCGCCGAGCGACTCTATCGGTTCCGCGGAACCTTCGCAAAGATCCAGGTCCAACAGAACGGCGCGACCGCCGTCACCGGCGCTACGCTTATCTTGTCGAAGCTCAATCGCCAGGGCTTCTAGCACCGATCCATGTCTGCCTACGCGAAGCTGCGCCGCCGGCGGCAGCTCTTCGTCGACGCCTATGTGCGCCTGGGGGTCGGCGCTGATGCCTATCGCGAGCTCGTCCCCGATAGCAAACGCCCCGATCAACAGGCATCCAGGCTCCTTGCCAACGCCGATGTCCGGGCAGCTGTCGAAGAGCGCAAGCAGCTGGCCATCGCAAAGGCCGGGGCGCGCCAGGTCCGGCTGATCGAGGAGGTGTGCACGCTTGCTTTCGCGCGCCTGAGCAGTCTGCGCGCCGAAGACGGTACCGCGTTGCCCTTCGGCAAGCTTCCAGCAGATCTCCTCGCCGCCGCTGAAAGCATCGAGTTTGAGCCCAACGGCACGGTCAAGCGCATTCGCCTCGCGAAGACACAGGGCCTGCGCATGCTGGGCGAGCTGATGAAGGCATTTCCGCAGGTGCATCAGCACCAGGGCCCGAACGGCGGCCCGATCGAGACCAAGGAGACGAGCGAGCTCTCCGACCTCGATCGCGCGCGGCGCATCGCCTATCTGCTGCACCAGGGTCTACGCGAGGCCGCCGCGAAACCAAACACACCCCTTTCCGATCCGGACGACGACGAGCCGTCCGGCGGTTAGTTCGATGTTCTCCACAAGCACCTAGCAACAAGCAGGAGACTTTTCCGTGAAACGCATCCTTCGTTCGCTTTATGGACAGAAATTGGGCACGGCCGATGACTACACCGTGCTCTCCGAGCAGGGCTTCCTGGCCGGCGTCTGGGGTCGCCAGATGGCCATTGCAGACCTGCGCAAGTTCGTCGTCTTCGATGATTTCGATGGCGCGACCCTGTTGGGCACCTGGCAGGTGGCCAAGGGTACTGACGGCGCTGCCGCCAACTTCGCGCTCAACGGTGGCCTGTCGGGCACCATCCAGGGCACCACCGGTGCGACCACGACCACCATGGCCGGCTCGGGCATCCAGATCGCCGCTCACCTGAACCTGCAGGCCCAAGGTGCTGCCGGTGCGGCCGCGACCAACGATCTGGAATTCGACGTCAAAGTGCAGACGTCTGCGATCACCGGGCTGTGCCTCTTTGTGGGCTACACCAGCCAGGTCGCAGCGCTGCAGATGCCGATCCAGGGCGCCGGCGGCGGGAACGGCTTCACCGTCAATAACAACAACTGCGTCGGGTTCCTCTATGACACCAACATGACCACCCAAGACTGGTGGTGTGTGGGTGCGAAGGCTGGGGTAGCGGCGAATGGGATCGACTGTGGCTCGGGACCGACTGCGGCGGCCTGGGACCAGTTCCACATCAGCATCGATCAACTCGGCAACGCCAACTTCTGGCGCAACGCCGGCGGCAGCATCCTGACGCAGCCGGTGCAGATGCCGCCTTCGGGTTCGATCACGATGGCCAACGCCGTGAACCCGACGACGCCGCTGACGCCCGTCATTGCTGCGTTCAGCCGGATCGCGGTGTCCAAGAACATCACCGCGGACTACATCCTGGGATCGATGGACCGCATCTGATGTTGACCGATGAGGAGGTGCGGGCCCTCGAGCGGGCCCGTACCGTTGCCTGGGTTGAGCGCAAGCTGCGGAACGCTCGGAGGTACGAGCGGCGGATGATCCGGCATAACCCCCGGTGGGGAGCCAACAAACGCCGCTCTGAGTTTCTCGCCGTTATCAGGCAGGCGTTGGTGAGGGCGGCGAGCGTCTGATGCAGCTCCAGGAGGTCCTCGAGGCGCTGAATGGCTTGCCGGCGCCACAGCGGATGAAGCTCGAGGAGGAAGCGCTCGATGCGACCGCGCACCTGCGTTGGGTGCCGAACCCTGGCCCGCAGACGGAGGCGTACTACTCGGAAGCGGATGAGATTTTCTACGGCGGCCAGGCCGGCGGTGGAAAGTCAGACCTGGGACTGGGAGCTGCACTCAATGACCATCAGCGGGTCAGTATCTTCCGCGAGTTCAAGGACGATGCGCGCGCCCTCGGGCACCGTCTCTGCGAGATCGTCGGCTCCAGCGCGGGTTGGAACGAACAGCAGGCGACGTGGCGCTCGGGCAACCAGCGTTTCAACTTCTTCGGACTGCCCAACGAGAAGGACAAAGAGCACCACAAGGGAAAGCCCCGCGACCTGTATTTTTTCGACGAGCTGCCCGACTTCACCGAAACTCAGTACCTGTTCGTCACCGCCTGGAATCGCTCGACAGAACCTGGGCAACGCTGCCGCATCATCAACACCGGCAATCCCCCTACTCGCGCAAAGGGCCTATGGATCATCAAGCGCTGGGGCGCATGGCTCGATGAGCGCCATCCCAACCCCGCCAAAAGCGGTGAGATCCGCTGGTATTTGCGCCAGGACGATGACACCGAAGTCGAGGTCGACGGCCCGGGCCCCTACCTGGTCGATGGCAAGCAAACCCGCGCGAAGAGCCGCACCTTCATCCGCGCGCGTCTCGAGGACAATCCCGACCTGGCGCAGGACGGTGAGTACGACGCGACCCTCGCCCAGCTGCCCAAGGAGCTGCGGGATGCTTACCGCGGCGGCAAGTTCAGCGCCTCACTGAAAGACCATCCTTTCCAGGTCATCCCGACGGAGTGGGTGTTGGCCGCGCAGAAGCGCTGGACGCCGCGGCCGCCGGATGGCATTCCCATGTGCGCGCTCGGCGTGGATCCGGCCGAAGGCGGCAAGGACCGCTTCACGATGGCGCCCCGGTACGACTGGTGGTTCGCGCCACTGATCTGCATTCCCGGCAAGGACATCAAGCTCGGCAGCCAGGGCGCTGGACATATCGTCACTGCTCGAAGCGACAACGCCGAGATCGTGATCGACATGGGAGGCGGCTACGGCTCGGCCTCCTACTCGCGGCTCGTTGAGAATGAGATCAAGCCGACTGTCTATAAGGGCTCCAACAAGTCGTTGAAGCGCACGAAGGATAGGAAGCTGGGCTTTGTCAACAAGCGCACGGAAGTCTACTGGCTCTTTCGCGAGGCGTTGGATCCGGACCAGCCCGGCGGCTCCCCGATCGCGCTCCCGCCAGATCCCGAGTTGATCAGCGATCTGACGATATTGACCTTCGAAGTGACCCCACGCGGCATCGAGGTGCTCGAGAAGGAAAAGGTCGTGAAGATCCTCGGGCGCTCGCCGGACAAGGGCGATGCGACCGTCATCAGTTGGAGCGGGGGCATGCGCGGCCTCATCCCGACTATGGGCGCCGGTCAATACGGTCCTGAGCAGTACGTCCCGCCGGCGGGCTATCGCCGCGGCGGTTCCCAGCACAAGGTCGACCTGGGCCCACGACATCGCACCCGGAAGTAGGAGCAAACACAGATGGGCTATTCAGTCGCGGGCCTCGCCGTGATCGCCGCCGGCGGCGCGCTCACCGGCAAAGGACCTGCCGGCGGCTTGAAACCGAGCACCCCCGTTGCAGCGACCCCGCCGCCGATGCCCGATCAGAGCCAGGTCCTGCAGGCGCAGCAGCTGCAGGCCGCGCGTAACGCCGCGCTCCAACAGGGCCGCGCCTCCACCATCCTGACAACCAACGCCGACACCGGCGACAAGCTAGGCCCGTGAGCGAACCGGTCGACACCTTCGAGCGCCGTGCTGAGCACCTGCGCGGCAAGCGATCGGCATTGCTGCCGTTCTGGCAGGAGCTCGCTGAGCAGTTCTATCCGTTCCGTGCGCAGTTCACGCGGCAGTTTTATCTGTCGGAGCAGTTCGTGGACATCCAGCTCACCAGCTACCCGCTCATTGTGGCGCGCGAGCTGCAGAACACCTTCGGCGCGATGCTGCGGCCACGCGATCAGGACTGGTTCGAGATGACGATCGATCGTGAGGATCGGTTGGATCGCCAGGGTCGCGCGTGGCTGCAGTGGGCCACCAAGGTCCAGCGCCGTGTCATGTACGACCGCAAGTCTCAGTTTGTGCGTGCCACTAAGCAGGGCGATGCGGACTTCGCCACGTTTGGCAACGCGGTCATCACGCGCCGCACGGACATGGCCGAGTCGCGGATGCTCTACCAGGCGTGGCACCTGAAGGACACCGTCTGGGCGGAGCTCTACGATGGCACCGTAGGCGAGGTGTATCGCTGGTGGAATCCGCATGGCTCGCAGCTGAAGAAACTCTTCCCGAAGAGCTACGCGAGCAAGATCGACAGCTGGGTGGACAAGGACCCCTACCGCGAAGTGCGCTGCATGCACGTGGTCATCCCTGGCGATGACTACGACGCACTCCCGATGGAGGGCCGCGAGAACAAGAAGAAAATCCGGGCACCCTGGGCGCACATCTACGTCGACCTCGAGAACGATACGGTACTCGAGGAACGCGGCTCCCACAGTCGCGAGTACACCATTCCGCGCTGGGAGTTGGTCTCCGGAAGTCAGTGGGCCTACTCGCCAGCTGCAGTCGCGGGACTCCCTGACGCACGGTTGCTCCAGGCGATGACGCTGACTTTGATGGAGGCGGGCGAGAACAGCGTGCGGCCGCCGCTGATTGCCACCCAGGAGGCGATCAAGTCGGACGTGGCCCTGTACTCAGGAGGCATTACCTGGGTCGATGCGGAGTATGACGAGAAGCTGGGTGAGGCGTTGCGGCCGCTTCAGCTCACCACCGGCGGCCTGCCGATGGGCATGGAGATGTTGAAGGACGCCCGCGAGAAATTGGCTGAAGCGTTCTATCTCAACAAGCTGAGCCTGCCGCCGCCGGATCGGGAGATGACGGCATACGAGACCGGCCAGCGCATCCAGGAGTGGATCCGAGCATCGTTGCCACTCTTTGAGCCAGTGGAGACTGAGTACAACGCCGCGATCTGCGAGGACACCTTCGAGGCGCTGATGGCGGTGAACGCCTTCGGGCCCTGGGATCAGATCCCGCAGTCGATCCGCCGTCAGAACGTTGTTTTCAGGTTCGAATCCCCGCTCCACCAGGCGACCGAGCGCAAGAAGGGGCAGCTCCTGCTGCAGGCAGCGCAGCTGATCGAGCAGGCCGCACAGCTGGACCCAAATGTCGCGGCCGCGATGGATCCCACCGTCGCGTTGCGCGATGCGTTGAACGGTATCGGGGTGCCTGCAATCTGGATGCGTGATCCGCAAGAGGCTGCGCAGATCGTGCAGGCCAAGCAACAGCAGCAGGACGCGGCATTGCGTACTCAACAGGTCGCCAACGCCGGCCAGGCCGCTGAGAGCCTGGGTCGTGCGGTACAGAGCTTCCAGGGCGCATCAGCGTGAGCACGCAGAAGCAAAAGCGCGGCCGCGCCCCAAAGCTGCCGCTGCCCGAGCCGCATTTCCCGGCCCAGTGGGATCCCGAGGATGGATACGCGATCCAGGCGGTCATGTACGGCCGCGCGAGCGAGGACCAGCAACGCCGCGCGATGACTTTCATCGTCAACAACATCTGCGGCACGTATGACCTGTCCTATCGGCCGCCGGCGCTCGATCCCGATGGACGCGCGA